ATTATTGACGGTAAAGAATACTCAGAAGAAGAATTACAAAGCATATTTGATAAAGACCTCAAGTTCGCAATAGATAACGCAGAAGCTTTAATAAGAGAAAATGATGTTGGTGAATTACCAGAAACAGTAAAACACGTGTTAACAGAAATGTGTTTTCAACTTGGCAAATCAGGCGTTGCTAAGTTTAAGAATATGTGGAAATGCCTGCAGGAAGGCAATTTTATAGGTGCAAGTTATGAGATGTTAGATTCTAAGTGGAATAAACAAACTCCAAATCGTTGCAAAAAATTGTCTGACCTTATGAAATCATGCGGCTAGAAAATTTCTTTACAGCATATAAAAAAGATTTAATTGCTAGACAAGATCAAGTAAAACAAGCTATATTAAATGGGATGGCTAAAGATTGGTCAGAATACAAGTATCTGACAGGTAAGTTAGCTGCACTAACACAAGAAGTTCAGGAACTCACGGACCTGCTTAAGAAAACGGAGCTAGAAGATAATGACTAAACCAAAATTAATAGTACCCAAACACGTTTGGGACGGTAAACAAGCAGAAAAAGCAAAGAATGAGGTAGAAAAACTACCCAACCCTGTAGGCTGGAGAATGGTTTTGTTTCCACTTAAATTAAAAGAAAAAACAAAAGGTGGTTTGCTTTTAACCGATGAAACGGTTGAACAATCACAGATTACAACAAACATTTGTAAGGTTTTGAAGATGGGTGATTTGTGTTACAAAGACGACAGTAAGTTTCCCACTGGTCCTTGGTGTAAAGAGGGCGACTGGGTTCTCATAACTAGATATGCGGGATCTCGTATACGTATTGACGGTGGTGAGTTAAGGATAATCAACGATGATGAAATACTGGCAAAGGTTGATGATCCCCGAGATATTTTGCCAGCTAACATAATGTAACGTGGAGGAGACCATGCAACCAACAGTGCAATCAGAGCAAGACAAGATGGTTCCGATAGATACCTCGGGTGATCCTGTCGAAGTAGAACTAAAAGAAGAAGATAAAAAAGATGTTCCTAATGTTGAGGTTCAAGAAGAAGTTAAAGACGAATCTCAAGAGGACAAAAAAGAAGAACAATTAGAAGAATACTCAGCTTCTGTAAAAAGAAGAATAGATAAATTAACACGTAAAATGCGTGAAGCAGAAAGACGTGAACAAGCTGCAATTGAGTATGCTACAAAAGTTAATGATAAGTATAAACAAGCACTAACACTTGGAACACAAAAAGATGATGCTAATGTTACAAGCAGAGAAAGTGCTGTTACTGCTAGAGAAGAGTTTGCAAAAAGAGCATTAGAAGCAGCAATGCAGGCTCAAGATGTCGAAAAACAAGTTGCAGCTCAACAGGAAATATCCAAATTAGCTATAGAAAAAGAAAAAATAGCATTAGCTAAACAAAGAGTAGAGCAGGCAAAAGCTAATCCACCACAAGG